TTGGATGCCCTGCACCCCTTGCGGGCCAGTAGGTCCTACATTTCCCGTAGTGCCTTGTGCGCCTGTCGGTCCTGTAGCCCCCGTAGGACCTTGCACGGTGCTTGGCGCACCCGTTGCGCCTGTCGGTCCTGATGCACCCGTTGCGCCCTGCGCCCCCGTTGGGCCTGTCACCGTGCTAGGTGCGCCCGTTGCCCCCGTTGGCCCTGTAGGGCCGCTATTGCCCTGCGGTCCTGTCGGGCCAGTAGCCCCCGAAACGCCACGGTCAACAACAATAGTTACATTGCTTGCGGGTTGAACTTTAATAGCGGTCATAAAACAATCACCCCATCAGAACGAACTAAAAACAGTAGAAAAATAATCAGGTCATCAGCGGGTGTCGTACCTGATGCGGGTAAAGAAACTTTAACCCGACCTGAATAACCAACGGTGTCTGCCGCATTGATTTCTAATTCAGGGTCATTTGACATCAAGCCCCAAGCCGCGGCATCAATTACCAATGTGCAAGTTCCATTAGCCGCAACAATATTTGTAATTGTTAAGGGAATTGCGGCGGGCGGCGGGTTGTAATCGGCAATGTCAAAAGCCAAACCGTTTCGGGTATCAATGATATTTGATAGTTCACGGCGAACAATTTGCGCGTTAATAGTTGCGCCCGTTAAATTTACGGGGGTATTTGTAGATGGGTTGCTTTGGAATGTCAAATTCCAATAGGTTTGTTGCGCCCAAACCAATTCACCCGCAAGAATGGGGTTGTCGAACCCGCTTACTTGTGCAAGCGTATTCTTATTGAAAATCGCCATATTAGCGTTCCCTAAACTTAGTTAGAACATCCGCGTATCTCGCGGGCTAATGGTGTCTTGTTTTTAATATTTTATAGGTTTTTTTAAATTGGGGCAACGGGCCAAACAATATTTGTTGGAAATCCCGCCTGTTCGGGAACATCCCTTAAACCTTGCCGATAGGCTTGCCAATCAGTTGGTATTGGCGTTCCTTGGTCAACCGCCCGTATGACAATCCAATCTGAATCGTTAAGCAAAACATCCCTTTTAGCAATTGCCGCGCTAGATTCTTCATCGTTTTTTTGTTCTGCGGTTCTTGTATCTACCCATTGAAATGTTGTGTTACTCCATGCACATTCATAATTTGGCTTAATTGATTTTGTTGCTTGTTGTTCTATTGTGTAATTAACAATTGCATCATTGGCAACATATTGCGTTGCATTTGAGCCATAACCTTCCAAATAACTATTGCCTTCTAAAACAACAAATGGCAAAACATCTGTATTAGTAACACCTGATGCAATAATTTCACCAGTTGCAGTTTGATATTGAACATAAGTTGTCATTGTTTAACTTCCTAACAATGGTTGATAAAACGCATTATTTGAACCTAATGTAAGAAGTTGCCATGATGCGGGACTAGATGATAAAAGCGTACCGCTACTATCGTATATTGCCGCCGCGTAGGTAATTCCCGCCGTAATAGTTGTTGCATTTGCCGCACCACTACCCCAATCATTTGTATTAAATTGATATACAAATGTCAACGGTGAGCCACCCTGTCTAAGTGCGCGTGCCGTAGGACCTAAAACGGCTTGAATTTTTTGATATGCGGGTATGCCTAACCATCCATTATTTCCAGTTAAAACTAAATATACAAACATTGTAAAAGAATCTGCATTTGCCAAACTTGTAATAAATTCAAATGATGTGCTTACTGATATTAAACCAGTAGTGGCATTTTTTTTGCTAAATGTAAAAAGAGAAAAAGGTGTTGATGTGTTAGCGGTAATGTCTGATGGAGATGTAAAGTTACTTGATGAAAAATTTGCCAATCCATTGATATTGATTGCAGTTCCGTTGTATGTGATATTTGAAGTGCTATCACCAAATGCAAACAATCCTGTTGAATAAAGTACACCACCCGAACCCGTCATTGTTGTGCCGCTAATTGCCGCGGTATTTGCTTGAAATGTTCCGCTAACTGTCAAACTTCCTGTATTAGTAGAAACCGCAGATAGCGCACCAACTTTTAACATTGAAAGGTAAGGCGTTGACCAAACAGTATTTCCTGTTGATGGGTCATAAATACCATCTGCTTGATATAGCGAATATGTGCTTGATGGGTCAGGGTCGCTTCCCCCCCATGTTGCCGCAAAGCCCCAAGTTGTTGATGATTGCCCGCTAGTTGGATATGAAGCACTACCACTTGTTGTAATATTTCCTGATGTTGGAACGGGGTTTGCGTAACTTGTCATGCGGGCAAATGTCACCCGTGATGATGCGCCATTAGCCCCTGAGTATCCCGCCGTAATAATGCTTGCGCCTGTCCAATTTATTGTTGTTGTTGTTGCCGTTGCAGAATCAGTAATTGCTACGGTAGCCGCATAAAGAATATATCCTGATGATGGTGCTGAAGTAATTGTAGTTGTCCAACCACTTGGAAAACCATACGCACCAGTTGCCCATGTGTAAGTGGTAGTTCCTGAAATTGATGGCGTTGATAAAGCCCATTGATAAACCGTTGGTCTAGCAGTTTGAACGCCCGATATAGATTGCCCATTTTGTCCCGCCGCCGCAACGCTATATCCACTTGTCCAACTTACCGTTGTTGTTGTAGCAGTTGCATCATCCACAACTTGTTTAGATGCTACCCACAATGAAACGCCTGATGTTGCGGGATTTATTGGAATTGTCGTACTCCAAGAACCGCCGCCCGTGTATGCAGAACTTGCACCAGTTGACCATGTATATGTTGAAGTCCCCGATGGATTTGTTGGGGTTGTAATATTCCATTGATATAAAAACGCCGTTGCATATTTTGGCGCATCACTTCCAGTAGGGCCTAAAGTACCCGTAGGACCTGTTGGCCCTACGCCTGTTGGCCCTGTAGGTCCGACATTTGCAACGGGCGACCAAACAAACGCCGTGCTACTTGTGCTTAATGTAGATTGACCAACATCATTGCCAACAAGGTACGCAAAGTAATAAGTTCCCGCAGAAAGAATTTGATTTTCAAATGCGTAATAAGTATTGTTGGTTACGGGTTGGCTATTACTTGTAGATGCCGAACCTAACAAACGCCAATCAGCGGCGGTTGGTGTTGCGCTTGTTGTGTAAAACAAATTAGCAAAAGTAACACGCCCTGTAACTGGAATATAAACAGAAACGCTAAAGTTTGGAACACTTGCGCTTGGGTATCCTGTAACAGTAGGTGTGGCTAATGATGAAAAATAACTAGGCGCAGATAATCCCGAATTTGGCACGGGTGTAAATTGCGTTATATCTTGGTCATCATAAACTTGTGCGTTGTATTCGCTAAGTTCTAAACGCGCACCCAAACTACCATCGGGTAAAGATGCTTCGTTAACTTTCATTACGCGAAATAATTTGCTTGCCCATCCGTAGTCAGTATTGGTAACGCTGACTACATCGCCCGCATCTACTTGAATACCGTAATATGTAGTGGTGAAATTAACAATCAAATCTTCGCGGGCTTGTTCTAACAAACGATTGGCAAGGTAATGCGCTTGCACCGAATCGTTAACCATGTCGTAAGTAATTGAATACTTGTTAACGGGTTCGTTGGGATATAGTAAACCGCTAGGCGTTTCAATGTTTACAAATGCGGCTTGGTCGCGGTTTTCTTTAAACGGGAAACGCGCTTCAACTTGATTTATTGAAGATGTAATGTCGGTTGCACTAACGCGAATTTCGCCAATAATGTTGTTGTCGTTAAAAGCATACGCGGTAGATTCGGCTTTGTTTATTACTACCGACCATTGAACCAAGGCGGCGTTATAAGTCATCCATGAATCACACGCGGAAACGATGCGGTCAACATTGGAAAGAACCGATTGCCCCGCATCTAATACGCCGTTGATGCGGTAGCGCGGTTGCGTAGATGGTGTGCCGCTACTATTTGTAAATGTAATTAGTTGGTCGCCATACGCGTTTAATGCGGTTGCGCTTGTGCTATTAACAAAAGCGGAATCTACTGCACCACCGTAAACCGCGTTGGTCATGTAGTCATACCAAACATCGCCCGCTTTGGCTACACCTGTTCCGTTTAGCGTATGCGCTACTTTAAAAGTGATTGGTTGCAGTTGTGTGGTATCTGCATCGCGGTTGTAAATTAGTTTGACAATGGCAAAACCCAAACCATTCATTTGCCGCGTTCCTGTCCAACGCTGACCAACGGCAATATCAGAACCGCCCATAACCGTGCTAGGTGCTGATGCGCCGTTAGCGGATGTAATTGTGCCGCCCGTTGTAGATTTATAAAGATTGATATAAAGATAGCCGCTAATCTTTGTATCTACATTTCCCGCTTCATCTGTAAGGCTAACAACTTTAGTTAAATCTGAACCATCAAAAGTAATTTTTCTGTCGCCGTAATACATATCGGCGGTATCAAATGTAAATTGACCGTTAGGGCTAATGCTTGAAATAGCCAAAACATAGTACATTGTTTTTTGGTCGGTTGTTAGAACCGCATCAACGAATGTGCCGCCCATGTACGCATTACCATACACAATAGGAATAGCATTAACCGCGCTTGGCGGTACTTGTTGCCTAACTCCCATGTCTTGCTGAGCCTCAGGGTTATCCGCAAACACACGGGTAACAAGATACGATAGCGCAAAATTAACCGCAAAGGTTGCTACTGCCGTTGAAAATCCAACTACTTCTAACGCCACAATTAAACTTGTAACCATTTTTATTCCCTAACGAAAGTTGCGCCAAGGGCTTTGTAACCCCTGCGCGTGTAATCAATCAACGGGCCGTTAGCAGAAATTGAAGTGCAAACAAAATCTACATCGCCCGCTTTTAACATTTCTTTTGCGTGTTCATCAAACGCTTTCCAAAGCCGACCGCCAACCGTTCCATTGCGATGTTCGGGTTCTACCCACCACAATAGTTCGTTTAATTCTTTTACTTTTGGCGACCAAATGTTAGAACTTTTATAAGCCACAATTGCGCCCCTGAGATGCGAATCGATATAAATGAACCCACGCCCTTGAATGATGCTGAACAATAGTTCTTCAACATAGCGGGGAAAGTGATTATGCGATTCACCAAGTTTTTTAATAGGGTTTTCATAGGCGTATGCCTCCACAATTTCTAACAATCTAGGTATGTCGTATCTTGTCGCGGGTCTTATCATAAAAGCGTTTTAAGAGGGCGTTTCAGATGTTGTTGTTGTTTCACTTGCTTGCGTATTAGTTTTTGGCGGTGAACCAAAATCAAAAAATGTGTTTGAAATTTCACTAACGCGGTTCATTGATGTGTCGTTAGGATAAATAAATTGCCAATTGTTTTGATTGGTTTTTACGCCCGACAATCTGTTTTCTAAAATGCGCCGCATTGATGAACAAGAAATAGAACAAGTTGCAATCCTAGTTCTTGCATCAGTATTGAAATCTTCAGTAATAGAAACGCTATTGATAATGCCCTGATAGCGTTTAAAGAATTGCGTTGTAGGCGTAGTAATGATTTGGTTGTTTGAATTAAAGAATCCGCGCCAAACTTCTACCAATGAACCTTTAATGTCGCTACTAAGAATTAACGATACATTGGTTGGATTGATGCCCGTTAATTGAATGGTCATGTCATCCGATGTAGCCTTAATATCGCGCTGAACATCGCCAACGCTAAGTAACGCGCCAAGGTTTGAAAAGGTAATGCCGCTAACCGTGATAGGCGCGGCGGCGTTGCAAAATGTGTAAACAGTTCCCGCAGTACCAACGGTAAGTTTTACAAATTCTGCATGGTTAATCTGCGAACCATTTACCGCGTTAATTGTTGTCATACGATGTATTCTCTAAAAACAAACGGCGAATCCCATTGCACAAATGCGCCATCCGTCATTGGGTTTAGTGTATAAGTTGGGCAAGATTCTGCAACCACCGTAAATGTGCAAGCATTACCAATGCTAACCGTTGTGCCTGATGCGGGCGTACCAATAAGCGGGCGGTTAATGCCTACTGATGAACCCGCGCTATCGGCGGTTATCTTGTAGGTGTAACCGTTAATCATAATGAAATCGCCCGCTTTAAATGTGCCATTAGAATTTAAAGCAAGTGTTTGTGTATTAGCCGTAGGCGCACCGTTTAACGTAGCCGCCGTAGCCGTGCCGCGCATTTCAGTAAACCAAGATAAATTTGTACTATTGAAAGTAATGGTTTCGGGCAATTGTCTATCAAGGTTATCAATGGTTTGGATTACATCCCGAACTTGCGGATAGTAAAGGTACGCATGGGGTTGGATAGTAAACACCCAAGGTACGGCGGTTAGGTATTGCGCTACGGTGATATAACCCGAACGCGCTACTTGTTGTCCAACCATACGGCGGTTGTTTACCGTCATGGATTGTTGTATTTCAAAGATGGTTTGAAAACTCATGCCCGACCCCTATTCACCGCCAACGATTTATTGGCGTACTGATTTGCCGCCCAAATCGCGTTAGAACTACCGTATAGGCGTTCTTCAAACGATTTAGTATCAATGGCGTTAATGTAGTTGTTTGTAACCATCGTAGTACCGCCCGCGCCCGCTAAAGCATGGTTAGGAATTACTGTACCTGATGAACGGGGTACAAACAGTTCAGGCCCGCGTTCCCCGACCACATAAGGCGTATTGGCATTAGCAGAACCGCCATCGGCTAAGAACCCGCCAAGGTCGGCATTGCCGTATGCGTTGCCAGTACCAAAGCCCCCGCCCGCATACATACCAAACAAAGATTTAAACAACCCCGTAGCGGATGCTTTTAATTGCATTGCAATCAAATCTTGAATGATGCTACGCGCCAAACTTTTAAACGATAACTTGCCCGTGCGAACAAAGTTATCTAACGCGCTTTCCATGTTGCCCATTACAGAACCAAAAGCCTTTGCACCATTTTCTAATTCGGTTGGCAAGTCCCTAAAGAACTTTGCGCCTTCTTTCATAAAGCCTTGTTCGCTTGTGCCTTCGCGTTGTGCTTTAACCGCTTGGTTTTGTGCGCGTAGGTAGCGTTCGGTTGCATTGGCTAATGCGTTTTCTTGTGCAACCAAATATTCTTTTGCTTCAATGGTCAAAAGGTTGTTGCGTTCAATTTCCCTAATGTTTTCTAATCTTTTTTGTTCTTCTAAATACAAATCTTTTGTTAGTTGTACATCTTCAGAACGCATATTTTGCGTTGTTTTTTCAATATCTAAAATGCCGTTTTTTATTTTTAGTGCGTATTCATCGCCTTCAATTCGTTTTAATGAATCAGTAAACGCGTTATTTTCTTTGCCCGCAACATCTAATAAAATTTTATCTAGGCGTTGTAGTTCATTAAAGTATTTTTCCAATGCCCTCAATCTTGCTTTTTCTGCGGCTTCAGCATCTTTATCACGCGCCGCAGTTACTTTGCGACCGCCACCACCACCACCACTAGAAGCGGGCTTGTTATCTGTTCGGTCGGGATGAACCCCGCTACGCCCGTAACTTGTCCCCATTACTTGCGATTCAAAGAAATCTAAGTTTTGGCGTTGTGATGCACGGTAGGCATCGTATTTTTTATTCCCCGCTATTGCCGCATCAACGCCTTTGGTAACTAAGGTAACGGCGTTTTCGTAGGTATGCTGAATTTCATCAGCAATGCCTTTAAAGACAAATGCAACATTAGCACCAAGAACCGCAACCGTTTGAAATACAACTTTAAAAATGCTACCAAGTGACACGCCGTAGTCATTCATGGTTTTTAAGTAATCAATGGTTGATTTTAGGATTGGCCCTAGTTCCGTAGCCAAAACTAACATTACATCGCGTGATGTTTGCGCCAACAAATCGTATGTATCTGCCGCGGCTTTAATTGCTTTTTCTTGTTCTTCAATTAGTGGGTTGGCTTGCGCCATCTTTTCCGCAAAGCCAACTATGTCAACGCCCTTGGCGGCTTTGCCAAAAACTTCCATTGCCTTGGCGTTACGGGTAATCGGATCTTCAACTTTTGCTAAGTTGGTAGCCAATTTGTTTAGCAATTCTTCTTGGGAAAGTTTGCCCAAGTCTTGCAAAGTAACGCCTAACGCTTTGGCGGTTTTCTGCGCTTCTGCTGAACCGCCCGCGGCTTCGTCAATAAACTTGGCAAACGCCGATAGCATCTTGCCCGCGTTGTCGGCTTTGCC